TAGAGAGAGGAATGAAAGAAGGTGTAGGTGATAATGCCGCGGCTTTGATTCCACGAGACCACGGTAAGAGTTTCTGTATTGCTGTAGCGTGTACATGGTTTATTACTAAGTTTCCACAGTACACAGTGACGTATGTATCTTCTAACCCAACACTAGCAGAAAGACAATTAGTAGTAATAAAGAATACATTTAAGAGTGAAGCTCACAGAGAGCTATGGCCTGAGATGCTTAACTACGAGATTAACCCTCGTACTAAAGAGTTTGAGCATAAGCCATTAGGTGGTTGGACTAAGAGTGAAATATCTGTAGACCACCCTAAGAGACCTAAAGGTGAGAAAGACCCTACAGTAGCGGCTACAAGTGCAAAGAGTACCAACACTGGAGCGCATTACAAGATGTGTATCTTTGATGATTTGGTTACTAACGAAAACTACAAGTCTGCCGCTGAAAGAGAAGAGATTAAAGAAGTCTATCAGTCGTACTCAGCTATTGTTACAGCAGGTGCTATTAAATGGATGGTTGGTACTAGGTACGGTGATAATGACTTGTACTCTGACCTTAAAGAAATTAACTACGAAGTAGAAGATGAAGAAGGTAATATAGTAGAGTCTAAGCCATTATGGACTTGGTTTGAAAGAACAGTAGAAGATAGTAAGAGTAAAGACGGTAGTGGTACGTACGTATGGCCTAGACAGAAGATGACCACAGGTGAGTGGTATGGCTTTAACAAGAACGTAATGAACCAAAAGAAAGCAGAGTCTTTCAATATGGAGTTGTTCTACTGCCAGTACTACAATGACCCTAATGCGGCTAGCGAAGCTAAGATTACTCCTGATTGCTTCATGTACCTACAGCCTAACATGCTAGAGAACAGACAAGGTAGATGGCACTATGGTAATAAAGAACTTAAACTGTCTTGTGGTATGGATTTGGCTTTCAGTGAAGGCAGTGGTAACAGAAAGACTAAACGAGATTACTCTTCAATTGCCGTTACAGCTTGGGATAATGAGGGATACTTATATATCCTTGAGTTACAAAGATTCCAAACAGCTAAAGCTGAAGTATATTACGAGAAGCTAATAGAGTTGCATGAGTATTGGGACTTCAGAGAAGCTACAGTGGAGACAAACGCAGGCGGTTTGGTTGTTGCTAACTTCATACAAGATGAGATTAGAAGAGCAGGTCATACACTTGTTATAAAGCACCAACATAAGAACCAAGTACAAGGGAATAAAGAAGAACGTAACTCGCAGTTGTTTGAACCTTTGTACCGTAACAAGAGCGTATATCATACTAAAGGTGGTTATACGAAGTTGTTAGAAGAAGAGTTAAGATTAACTAGACCGCCACATGACGATTTAAAAGATGCAGTCTGGATAGCAATTAGTAATAGCAAGCGTCCTTCTAAACCGAAGTTTGCCACAAATAAAAATGATAGGAATGTTGTTAATGCAGGTAGCAGATTCCTCAACAGGAGAAAAAGAGCTTGATTACTCTGAATTATAAAGATAAGAACGCTTTAGCTACAGGGATAGTATCCCATTGGAGTAAGTGGAACTCATCTCGTACACAAGCTATGGAACTCTGGTCTGAGATTGATAGTTACCTACATGCTACAGATACAACGCAGTTAGAAGGTGGTAGTAACTTTGACCACAAGACTCACTTACCTATCCTATCAGAGCTACATGAAGATTTGATTGCTATTGTTTACAGCACTCTATTCCCACATGAAGATTGGCTCAGCTGGAAAGGGTTTGACATTAATGCTATTACGAAACAGATTAGACAGAAAGTACTAAGCTATATTAAGCAGTGCCATAGTATGAACGGCTTCTCAGTTCAAATGAGAAAAGTTGTAGATGATTTGGTTCGATATGGTAACTGCTTTACCCAAACATACTACAAAGATGAAAGTATGGAGAGTGAGCAAGGGATGGTAAGCGGTTATGCTGGTCCTGCTATTAAGCGTATCTCCCCTTACGATATTGCATTCAATCCAGTAGCTCGTGAGTTTAGTAAGACACCTAAGATTATAAGAGAGTTAGTTACTGTAGGTGATTTCCATGAGTTAGTTAATAGTGCTAACCCTGATGACTTATGTATTGATACAGATGCATTCAAGGAGTTAATGGGTAGACGTACTGGTAATGCTAGTGACTACACAGAACGCTATAAAGAAGCTCAGTACGTACCACAGGGCTTTGGTAGTATAGATGAGTACTACAACAGCGGATACATTGAGTTATTGTGGTTCTATGGTGATATATTCAATGATGTGGATGGAGACTTTGCTAAGAAACGTTGTGTCGTAGTAGTTGATAGAGATACAGTAGTTATAGACAAAGAAGAGTTATTCCCTGCTATCTTTAAAGGTGGATGGACACCAAGACCTGATAACCTTTGGAGTCAAGGTCCATTAGATAAAGTAGTTGGCATTAACTACATGATTAACCACAGAGAGAACAGTAAGAATGATGCAATCGACAAATTCACATACCCAGATAGAGCTTATGTTGGGGATGTTGAAGAGATTTACGATGAAGTCACAGGACATACTAAGTACATTATGCCTGAAGGTGGAAGTGTCACAGATATTCGTCCCGATAGTACTGTCCTTACCTTTGATAACCAGATAATGATGCACAGGGATTTAGCTCGTACAAGTGCTAGATTACCACAACAACTAGCAGGATTTAGAACAGCAGGTGAGAAGACAGCTACAGAAGTTCAGAGTCTTAATGATGGAGCATTTAGAGGATTCATTAACAAGGCTTCACAGATGGAAGAAGACCTCGTAGAGAATGCAGTTCAAGCTGAGATACGTATTGCTAAGAACAACTTCTCAAGCATTATAAAAGTTTTGGAAGAAGATGAAGATGGTATTATGCTTACCACTCAGATTACAGAAGAAGACTTGAGCGCTAATGGTAAGCTTATTCCACATGGTAGTAGACGCTTTAGTAGGCAACTACAGCAATTACAGGGCTTAACTCAGTTAGCTAATACTCAGATAGGTCAGATGGTAATGCCTCATTTAAACACCTATAATCTAGCTAAAACAGTGGAAGAGTTATACGGGTTTGATAAGTTTGGCTTTGTTAACAAGTTTGCTAGTATTGATGAGCAGATGGAAATGCAAGAAAGACAGATGCTTGCTCAACAAGAGATGGTACAGCAATCAAGCGAGCCTACATCCATAGAGATGGGTATGATGGAAGAAGAGGACGAATACGAAGATGAGTGAGTTCAAGATACCTAGCTTTATCTCTGCTGAGTTCAGCAAGTTAAGAGTTAAAGAAGAAAAAGAAGAAATGATTAGTAGGTATAAGCGGTGGTCTGATAATGAGTTCACTGTCTTGCTTATGGAATACCTTGAGGATGAATACGACAAGCTATTAAAGGAGGATGAGGAGAAGACAGATTTTCTATCTAAGTTCCAATTCTCTTATGTAACAATTCGTAATAAAGCGAAAAGGGGTTTCATACGAAGCCTAATTAAGAAACTGGATTATACAGTATAGAGGTAAGATAATGGATACAACATCTAACCAAGATGTAAAAGAAACTCAGGATGCTAACCAAGCAATAGCTCAGGAAGAGCAAGTCAAGCCACTCTTTAGTGGTACTGATAGTCAAGGTAAAGAGCGTCTATTCACTAATACGGAAGAAGCGCAACAGTCTTGGCAATCTGCACAGAATTTTATTAAAGATACTGTGACAGAGAAGAAATCGTTGGAGTCTAGGATTCAGGAACTTGAAGCTCAGCTTAACCAAAGCACAAAGCTAGATGACGCTTTAAAACATTTAAACACTAAAGAGGAATCTCCTGTGAACGAAGAACAGACACAACAAGCTACTGAGTCAACCCCTCAGTTAGATATGGAACAACTAGAGCAACAACTATTACAGAAGGTGATGGGTCAGTTAAGTGCTTCACAACAAAAAGAAGTCTTTACTAAAAATCAGCAAGAAAGTATTAGTAGCGCTCAAGCTGTCTACGGTGATGCTTATGAAAGTAAGCTTCGTGAAACTGCTCAAGAGTTGGGTATGTCCGATGAGGATATTATCAAGGAGGCGCAAGCCAATCCTAAACGATTCAAAAAGCTTTTCAACTTAGACAGAACACAATCAAAAACACTTACGCCTAGCAATGGTATTACTTCTATGCCTACAAGTACATCCACTCCTATTAAGTTCAATTCTGGATTCAGCAGTAGTCAAAAGCTTGCAGGACACTTAGGTAACTTAGAAGCAATTGCGAAAGCAAAAGGCTTAAACATTAAATTTTAATTGAGGGATTAACTCATGGCTTATAATAGCTCAAACGAAGCAAACATTGTACGACAAACATTGTATGATGCAACATTAGAAAAATCACTAGACGATTGGTTAGTAGGACGTCCGTTGTTCGATGACAAAACTTCACAGTTCCCTGATGGTGATACTCTTACCATTACTAAAACTGGTGACAGAGCTGTATCGGATTATCAAGAAGATACTGCTGTTAACTTTGACAACATGGAAACATCTCGTGTTGACTTAGTGGTAACTGACTACAAGCAAGACGGTTGGTACATCACCGATAAGTTGAAGCAAGATGGTCATCAAGCGGAAGCATTCTGGGCAGAGAACGTTCGTAAGTCTGCTATTGCTATGGAACGTGACATGGAGAAAGCTGTACTTAGCATTGCTAACCAACAGACTCTTGGTAATGCTAACTTAATCAATGGTAAGGCTCACCGCTTTGCTGGTAGTAGCACAGCAACAGCTGGTGCGATTTCTGTTGAAGATTTTGGTGCATTGAAACTAGCTTTCGATTCAGCTTATGTCCCAACTGAAAACCGTATGCTTATTATCACTCCAGAAATGGAATTTGAACTTAACAAGCTTCTTAACATTACAGAAGTATCTAACGGTTCACAGTTTAACTACAACATTGATGGTATGGTTCAAACTGGCTTTGGTGATAAACTAAACATTGTTCGTAACATCTTTGGCTTTAACATTATGGTAAGTCACAACCTACCTTCTATCACTGCTGAAACTCTTACTAAGTATGACGGTACTGGTAGTGCTTCTATTACTGGTAAGGCTTGTGTTGCTATGTCTATGGCAGATGCTTCATCTATGCCGTTCATGGGTGTACTACGTCAACGTCCTGAGTCAGAGTTCTTCCGTAACACTCACTACAAGCGTGATGAATGGTCAAGTACTTGCCGTTATGGCTTTGGTTTAAAACGTGCTGAGACTTTAGCCGTTATCGCAACTCCAGTTTAAGGAAATAGAATATGAGCGCACAACCTTTAAACCTATATGATGTAGGTAAATACACAGCTTCTCAGAAGGGTCAAATCGTAGCTAACTACGCAGGTGACTCTAAAGAAGTTGAATATACTTTCAGTGTTACTGATGGTGCTGTAGCTTCTACGGCTAGTCAAGTTATCCCTGCTGGTGCTTTAGTCGAGAGCTGTCAAGTTTTCGTTGAGAGTACTTTGTCTGGTGGTACTAACTTCACTTTGGGTACTACTGCTGACCCAGATGGTTTCTTAACTGCTTCTACTGTTACTACTGGTTACGTAGCAGGTGCAGGAGCTTTAGTTGGTACTATCCTTGGTGTGGACTCTCAGTTAGTCTATGCTGGCTCTCGTACTGCTGGTGTACTTAAAGTAATTCTTACTTATAAAGTATAGCAGGTAGTCTTTCAAAGGGATTGGGTTATCTAGTCCCTTTTATAAGATTTCTTGGAGGAAACAAATGCAACGCACATTATTACAAGTAGTACAACAATACTTAGATGCTACTTCGGGCTTCTACGTTGATAGTATCTACGACACAGATGAAAGTCAGCAAGTAGCTAGCTTAGCCGAACGCGTGTACTACAAAATGGTACAGGAGTTTCCTAACCTTCTTTTTACAATGAAAGAAATGACATTGGATGCGTTATCAGATACTACTAGACCTAACTACATGCTACTACCACAGGACATACAGAAAGTCCAAGAGAGTAAGGTTTATTATAATGTATCTAAAACTGGAGGTACTCAGTACAAGTCACTTCAGTACTTAGCTCCTTTGGCTTTTATAGAAAGAACTAATAAATCAGAAGGGGATAATACTCTCTTAGTGGAGGGGTTTGATGAGAATAAGATGGTTGTATCTACAAATCAATTTCCTTCTTATTTTACATCTTTTGATAATAAGTTTGTGGTGTTTGATTCATATCATTCGGATTATGATACGACATTACAAAGCTCAAAGTCTAAGATTGTGGCTTCAGGTGAAGAAGTATTTTATCAAGAAGATGACTTTGTAATTCCTATTCCGAGTCACTTATCAGAAGCTTACTTAGATATGTTCTTGAATGAGGCTTTGACACTAATCTATCAACAGCCTATTGGTATGATTGCTTCAAGAGCTAGAAGTGCTAGGATTAAACTACAACAAGACAATAGAACACTAGGACAAAGCAGAGGTAAGAGAGGCTATGGACGTAGTGGTATTTCAGGTAATTATGTACCAAGAGGGCATGGACAATGAGCACGTATAAAACAGACAACGGTACAGAGTACACAATAGAATACAATGGCTTATTCTATTTCAGTAGAGCAGGAGCAGTAGCAGATGGTTTGAAGGGTGGCTTTATGTCTAAGCGTGAAGCAATAGGCCATTTAGACCGTTTTAACGCACTAAACAAGCAACAAATCACTACCCCAGTAGGTGAGCTTGACTCTTTGGAGAAGAAGTCTGATTTGCTAGGCTATGCCGCCTTAAAGGGGGTAGAAGTACCAGAGAAACATAAGAGTGTGGGTGCTATTAAGAAATTCTTACAAGGTGGATATAAGTAATGACAACGTATACTCGTAACACTCTTAGTGGTAGCCTTGCTCCTGTTAATAATGAATTAGAAAAGATTGAAGTATCTCTGAGAGAAAAGCTTGATAGGAATCCATCTGTAGCTCAGAACAATGAGATGCTAGATGATTTAGATATGAATAGTAATCGCATTATTAATTACCCTGATGCTGTTAATGATTCGGATTTAATTACTAAAGGTCAAGTTGCTTCCTTATCTCCTGTGCAAAGTGTTAATGGTGCTACAGGTAATGTAGTTGTAGCTACAAATATCCAGATAGATACTAATGCTATTTTTGATAATATAGCAGAAATGAAAACTGCTGATTTAGAAGTTGGGAATTACGTTAAGTGTAAAAGGTATTATGCTTTAGGTGAGTTGGTTCCTGATTTGAATTTTGTTGTTTCCGACCCTCAAGTTACGGATGGATTTTTAAACCATACGGCATCAAACGAAAAGTCACTAATTTTAATAAATAACGGAATTAGTGTAACACTAGCACAGGCTGGATACGTCAGTGGGAGCAAAAAACTATTTATAAATGCAGTTAAAGAAGCAGGGCTTAAAGTGGAAGACGGGCTTGGATTAACTACTGTTGCCCCTGTTAAAGCGGTAGAGCAAACACCGAACCTAATTTACAGAGTTGATGCAAATACTGTTTATGCTATTAATCCTAGCTTGAGTGATGCAGGTTACGCTCTCACAGTTTTGAAAGATAACATTACGACAACTAATGACTCTCTTGCAGTAACCGCCTCAGATACTACCATGTATAGAGCTACCGCAGTTTTACATTCTGTCTATGCGAGTGTTGGCTTTAACACCCCGACATCACAAACTGGAACATGGAACCCTGTTAACTTAAATCAAGTGTCTCCGATGCCAGCATTTAACACGTCTGAGCGGTATGTTTATTTACAGAACAACTCAAACAGTAATGAGTCTTTGACTTACGAATCCACTCCAGTTGTTGATGGGTTGGTAAGGATGAGTTTTCTTAGAAGTGCAAGTAGTAACCCAGCGGCAACTATAACCATTGATGGTACAGCTTACGTAGTAGATTTATCTGGAGCAACTGCAATAATAGAATTGGTTTTCCCTGCGTTTGGTAAAGATACTGTGGATATAGAAATAGAAAATACCTCAGCAGGTGCGTTTTACTTTATTAGTTTCTTAGGTCTTTATTACACGGAGCTTAAAGATTGGGACAATACGCCTGTAGATACGTTTGGTTATTACAGAAACACAGCTCTTTTTGCAGAGTACTTAGACAGTAATTCTGAAAATGATTATGTGATTAAAGAGTATAACTCTGATACATATGGTGGCGGTTATCACGGTGGAGAAACTTCTATAGTCAACTCTTTCTTGCTCGATAA